CGGTAGCGCAGTTCGGAATGACATTGGTAGCCCGACTCTAAAGATATATTGTACATTGTAGACTTGCGACTACCCGTCGACCGGGGTATAATGGCCGCTGACGGAGGGAACCTATTATGAGCAAGACCGGAATTGACACATTGTCGTCCAGCGAGAAGATGGAAGCCATCGAGCGGGCCGACACCCTATTTGACCCCATCACTAGGATTGCCAACAAGCGAGTTCGAGAGATCTTCGACTCAGTGCAGTCCACAATCCCTTATAAATTGCGTCGGCAGAAAGTGAGCTTGGTATTGTGTGCTGAATTCGCTCACTTGGCTTGGGATCTGGAAGAGCTGAATAAGCTCCTGAACGACGAGGGTCACATCATTGAAGGCGGTAACGGGATTAAGCAACACCCGGCACTGCAGGCGAAAGGCACTATTGTAGCTAAGCTGTCCGACATTGGCGGCAAGTTGCGCATTAACCCACCTAAGGACAGCCGAGCGGCCCAGTCTGCCGCAGATATTGAAGAGCAAGCTCGCGATCTGAAGTCTAATCTAAGCAAGGCGGGCAAGGGCAAGAACAGCATTCTAGTCAACTGATGGCGGGTTGTAATGGCTTTCCGGAATACATACAGGCGGCGTACAAGTCCGGGCCAGACATCAACCGTCGAGACTGGCGATCTATGGAGGTTGACGAACTCACGTTGGCCGAAGAGGTCATGCTATTTGCGGAGTTGTATCTCAAAATTCCAGAGGGCAAAGATGTCGGTCAGCCGTTTGTGGTACACCCTTTCCAAGAAGCGATATTATATAGCATCTTCGACAACCCCCGCCATACCCGGCGAGCGGTTGTTAGCTTTGCGAGAAAGAATGGCAAGACTGTTCTCACCGCTATTATACTTCTGGCATTCATGGTTATCGATAAGCTGGCGGTACGGAACTCGACGCTATGTTCAGGTGCGATGGCGCGCGAACAGGCGGCGTTGGTGTTCCGTCACTGCGTCGATCTCATCAAGCTATCCCCTGATCTCGTTCCGCTATTCCACATTGTCCCCAGTAAAAAGCAAATCGTATCCCTTAAGCGCAACGTAACCTTTACGGCATTAGCGAAAGAGGGTAGCACCACAGTTGGCCGATCTGACCTTCTGGTGATCGGTGACGAGTGGGGCCAAATCCATAACACCAGCGATGCGTTTGTCGAGGCGTTGATCACCAGCCAAGGCGCTTGGGACCACCCGCTACAGGTCGTGATATCCACGCAGGCTCCCGGAGATGTCGCGATGCTATCGCAATGGATCGACGATGCGACTATGTCCGACGACGATGGCATTGTATGCTGGCTATATGCGGCGAACGAAGAGTCTAATCTGATGGACGAAGAGCAGTGGCGAGCGGCTAACCCGGCGCTTGGCCTGTTCAGATCAGAGAACGACTTACGAGAACAGCTCACGCAGGCTTCGAGGCTCCCGAGTTTGGAGTCTAGTAGTCGTAACCTACTCTTGAACCAGCGCATCAGCCTTCAGTCGGTGTTCATCGCTCCTAGCCTGTGGAAGAGCAACGGTGAACTGCCAGTCGATTACAGCCTGTTCGAAAGCAAGCCTGTCTGGTTCGGTCTCGATTTGTCCGTTCGAAACGACATCACAGCGGCTGTGGCGGCTGTAGAGGACGACGACGGCCACGTACACCTGCGCGTATACGCTTTTCTGCCCGAGTCTAATCTGAAAGACAAAGAGCGACTGGATAAAGCGCCCTATACAGAGTGGGTGAGGTCAGGCGACTTGATCGCTGTTCCGGGTTCGGTTCTCGACTATGAGTGGATTACTGAATTCCTGAGGATAGAGACCCAGGATTGGAACCTCGCTGGGGTCGCTTTTGACCGTTGGAGGATCGATCAATTCCAAGCTGAGGCCGAGAGAAACGGCTTCATGCCCCCAGAGTGGGAGCCAGTAGGCCAAGGATACAAAGACTTCAGTCCCAGACTAGAAACAATAGAGACTCTGCTACTTGATGGTAAATTGCGTCATGGTAAGGCTCCATTGTTAAACATGGCGGCGGCAAACGCTATTGTAATCAAAGACCCCGCCGGGAACCGCAAACTGGATAAGTCGAAGGCCGCACAGCGTATTGACCCCCTCATTGCGGCGGTCATGGCTACCCACGCGGCCTCAGTTCCCCGAGAAGAAGCGTTTGATATCAACGCTATGATAGGTTGACCCAACTGCAGACTTGTGTTACGATTGTCCGAACGACTATAGGACGCTGGCATGTCTGTATCAGTTCAAGCGGTTTGGCACGATGCTAACCTGTTTAGCCAAGCAGAAGCGGCCAGTTGGTGCGAAGAACACGGTTATACCAGTTCTACGCACCGTGTGAGGCAATCAGACGGCGAGGTCACACACCACATACACGCTCAATTCGACACGGCCAGCGCCGTTGACGGTAGCTGGCGTGTTTTGAGTGACGACTACCCAGACGGGATTACAGTTAGCGTATGCGAGGTTAAGATGACCGAGATTAAAGCGTTTAGTACTTTCGAGATTAAGAGTGTAAGTGACGACGAACGGAAACTGGTCGGAGTCGCTTCGACGCCTTCCCCGGACCGCGATGGCGACGAGGTAATGCCGGGCGGGGCCAAGTTCAACGTTCCATTCCCACTTCTACACCAGCACGATCACGAGCGCCCCATTGGCCATGTGACCAAAGCTACTGTCAGCGAAGCCGGTATTGAAATCGAAGCTGACATCCCTAAAGATTCAGGTCTAGACTACGTCGAAACAGCGTGGAAGCAGATCAAGAGTGGCCTATTAAGGGGCCTATCTATCGGTTTTAGGGCCACAAAGAGTGAGCCTACCACCACCGGACGCAAATTCCTAGATTACGAAATTTTCGAGCTGTCAGCAGTCAGCATCCCGGCTAACGCCGAGGCTGGCATATTGGCAGTGAAAAAGTACGACGCCGACCCAATCGACGAAGCAGAACAGCTGTTCAACGCTGAATCGAAGCGGGCTGACGTCCTCGATCGCGCCGCCGTTGCGATCTCCAATGCAGTAAAAACCCTAGAAACTAAACCTAAATACAGGAGATAGCAATGTCTATTTCAGAAAAAGTGCAGGCGGCTGAGCAATCTGTCGTTGAAGCAAAAGACACATTGGTCGAGCTGACCAAGTCGTATGAATCCGAAGAGACCCCCGAAGGTCTTATCGCTATTGAAGAGCAAGCAGAGTCAGTCGAGAAGGCTACTCAGCAGTTCGAAACCTACCGACGTGCAGAGCAAGCACTCGCGGCTAAAGCCGTGGCTGTCGCTCCCGAGTCTGCGCCTGCAGTCATCAAGTCACAAGGTTCTGTGATTAAAGAGCCTGTCGATTACTTGATTGCTAACGCTGTCGCCACGTTCGAAGCTCACATCACCAAGCAACCGTTCGACGCTCTGTTAGAGTCTCGATTTGGCGGCAACGAGTACGTGAAGGCGGTTTCGCCGTTCGTGACAAAGGCTACTGTTAATCCCGCCATGACTAGCGTCGATGGATGGGCCGCAGAGCTGACCCGCGAAGGCTACGGCCAGTTCATGGAGTTGCTCCAGCCAGAGTCTATCATCCCTAATCTTCCGCTTACGACTATGGACTTCGGTTCTAACGCTAGCATCAAGATTCCGGGCCGTGCGACTACGCCTAACATGGCTGGCGCTTTTGTTGGTGAAGGCGACCCGATCCCGGTCAAGCGCGCCGCAACTATGAGCCAGACGTTGACTCCTAAGAAGTTGGGTGTTATCGGCACGTTCACGCAGGAGCTTTTCGAGCGCTCTACTCCAAACATCATGGAAGCGATCCGTCGCTGGATGTTGGAAGACACCGCAGTAGCACTCGATAACGCGTTCCTGTCGGACTTTGTCGGATCTCCTGTACAGCCACAGGGCATGGAGTCCCTCGCGGGTACCCCGATCGATGGTACTGACATGTTGACTGATCAGACTGCCGCTATTGCCGCGCTTAAAGCCGCAATCGTCAGCATGACCAGTAATAACATGGGTCGTCGTCCAGTATGGGTTATGCATCCATCAGTCGCGTTCTCGTTGACTATGATGCACAACGCTGTTGGCGCGCCTGCATTCCCAGAGATGGGAAGCGGTCAGTTGATCAACATCCCGGTAGTAACGTCTACCACGTGTGCCACAGATAGCATCTTCTTACTGGATTGTGCCGATATCGTGTTCGCTGGAAGCGCTCCTCGCTTCTTGGCTTCTGACGTCGCCACCATTCACGAAGAAGACACTACACCGTTGCCACTAGTTGACGGAGCAGACACGGTTGCGTCACCACAGCGCAGTCTGTATCAGACTTACTCCAGCGCACTTCGTACCACTTGGTACATCGACTGGGCCTCGCTCCGCGACGGTTCTGTTGTGCTGATCAAGCCTGTTAGCTAAGAGAACGACGGGGGGCCGTTTGGCCCCCCATTTTTTTACTGGAGGATATATGACCATCTTATGGGCATTTCAGCCGTTGAGCGAACTCGAAAACAAGACAGGCTTTGTAGACTGTCCTGACCGAGCGGTCGCTAAGACTTTGCTAAGTTCTGGCAAAGCACAGAATCCACAAATCGGTGGTAGATTGCTTAAGTACATCACTAAAGTAGCGACTCCCGATCCAGAACCAGAACCAGAACCAGAACCCGATCCCGATGGTGGTGAGCCATAATGAGCTTTATTGACCGAGTTAAAGGACTTTTCGCCGCTGAGGGTGAACCTCGTGGGCCGTGGTACGGTCAGGGCGAGCTTGGTCAGTGGTACCCTCTTGGAAAGGGCGATGACGGTTACCAACGCAACCTGGATCTGCCCAGCTATGCGCTAGAGAAAGTTCCTGCTGTGTCAGGAGCCAAAAACCTGTATCGAAATGCATTTGCGCAGTTAAGACCTGAGCACATGAGGTACGGTACTGGTGGTGATGTGACCAAAGTCACGAATTCACCCGCGTTTAATGTGCTGTCTAGACCTAACGCTTACGAGACCGGGTCGGATTTTAACGCTCGATTCATCGACGAGGTTATCACTCACGGCGAGTGTGTAGCCCTTGCGACTCGTGACGGGCGCGCGGAGGTTACTTCGTTAAACATTTTGCCCCGTGCGTCATGGCAGATCTACATCGAACCCGATTCGAAAGAGCTTTTCTACTTTGTGAGTGAGAATGCCGAGTTGATGACGCCTGATCTCGCTGACATGGCGGTCCCGGCTAGAGACGTTCTCCACTTTCGATGGGCCTGTCATCGCAACAATCCGTTAATCGGCGTATCGCCTCTGGTGGCCGCAGGCGCGTCTGCAGGCGTTCACACTGCGTTAACTGCGAGCCAACTGTCCTTTTTCAGTCAGATGCGGCGTCCCAGTGGCGTTTTGAGTACCGACCACAAGCTTAGTGCCGATCAGATTATAAGTCTGAGAGAAGCTTGGGATAAACAGGCGCAAGGCATGAATCAAGGTGGTGTGCCTATTTTGTCTGCTGGTCTTACTTGGCATCCCATGTCAGTAACCAGTGCCGACGCCGAAGTTATCAATTCCATGAAGTTGAGCAACGACGAGATATTTCGAGCTATGGGTGTGCCGCCTCCCTTACTGGGTGCGCTAGAACACGCTACTCTTAGTAACGTCGAACAGATGGTCAGCGCGTGGTTGTCGTTCTCTCTAGGTGGTTTGATAGAGCGATACGAGCGAGCGTTAGACCGACTGTTTAATCTTAATTCAAACGACGATCGAATCGAGATGGATGTTACCATCTTGTTAAGATCTGATCTATCCGCCAGAATGGACGCTTACAGCAAGATGGTCAATTCAGGCGTAGCTACTCCCAATGAGATAAGACGCAAAGAGGGCTTAGCCAGCGTGGACGGGGGCGACAGCATATTTTTACAACGTCAGATGACACCGGTAGACCTTATTACGCAGTTGAACGTGGCCGAACTCGAAGAGGCGAGACGCGAACCAGCACCAGTCGTCGCGCCCGCCGTACCTGAAGTCAGCCAAATCGACGAAGACATTGCGCGTATGGTCGCCATCGACGCTATCAAGAAGGCTATGCAATGAAACAGAGTGCCCTATATGAGGTGTTAGGTACGCTTCTGAAGGAACAACGAGTCCTTACTGATCAAAGCATAGAGGACTTAAGATCCTCTGTCGAAGTAGCCCTAAACGAGATCGAACTCCAAAAAGGCGAAGACGGCGCTGATGCATCTCCAGAGGCAGTAGCTTATCGCCTATTGTCAGACGAAGAGTTCTTGGCGTCGATCAAAGGTGACCCCGGCGAACCGGGCATTCCGGGTCTCGACGCCGAACCTATCGATATTGCCGCTGTTGTAGAACGTCTGGCGGAGGTTATGAGAGAGTCGGATGAATTCGCGGCTTCTGTCAAAGGCGACTCCGGTATAGAAGGCCCTCCCGGAGTTCAGGGGGAAGCCGGGGAGAAAGGCGAGAAGGGGGATACGGGGGAGTGTGGGGACCCCGGTTCAGATGGTAAGGACGGGGCAGACGGAGAACC